CCGCGAGGTAGTTGCTAACCCCAATCAGGAGCGCACGATCCAGCTTCGCGGGAAGTGGGTGAACGTCAATCCTTCCACCTACGATCCCACCATGCGCGTTTCGGTGAACCCGACCCTCGGGAAGGGCTCCGACATGACGCGGTTGACGGTTCTGCAGGACGTTAAGGCAACGCAGACCGCCATCATGACTCAATTCGGCGTCGAGAACCCGCTTTGTGGCATCCAAGAGTTCCGCAATACTCTCACTGACATTCTGGCCATAGCGAATGTCAAAAACGTGGGGCGGTATTACAAAGAAGTAGACGAAGCTACCATCCAAAGGATCGCCTCGACACCAAAAGAACCCGATGCAGCCACCCTTCTCGCGAAGTCCCAGATGGAGAAAAATCGCGTTACGATGGCTACGGAAATTTCGAAGTCGAATTTCCAGGACCGGAAGCTCCGTGTCGACGACGACTTCCGCCGCGACCAAATGATGGTCAAGGGACTTCTCGACGCCGCTTCCATCGAAGCCCAATACGCGGTGGACGTCAACGAGGCGGAGATCGAAGGCGAGAATACGCCGGAGTCAATCAACCAACCTTCGCCGCTTCAACTTCCCGACGCGGCGCGACAATTGATGGGAATGCAGAATGAGGTTCAACCTGTTCAGCCCGGACAAGTCCCGGCTGGATAACTTCGAGACGGCTGAAAAGGCGGCGGAAGCACGGGCTCTTCTGAATAATCCTGTGCTTCAAGATGCCCTAAGTGATATATATTCCAGGGCAGCCGGAACCCTATCAACTGCTGACGTTGGTAGCTTGACAGCTACCACGGCGCATGCTACCATGCGAGCCATTATGAATATCAAGGCGCAGCTGGAAGAATACATCACCGACGATAAGATGCGTCAGAAATTCCAGAAGCCCGCGCCGTCAGAAACCAAGGGGTAATCAATGTCGGACGCAATGGAACAGGCCGCTCTCGCTTTCGACGAATCCATGAAGCCATCCCCGTCGAATGGCGGTTCCAAGCGTGACGATAACACCGGCCCCACCGAAGCTGTGTTCGGCAATGTCGGCGAGCTTGAAGTCGACGACGAGTCCCCCGCAAAGGGCGGCGGCGATGACGAGGAGGACATTCTCTATGGTAAAACCGGCAAAACCGATCCAAGGAATCCTCGCAAAGAAGATGGATCAGATAGCGACGGCGACGATGCCGACGGGGACGGCGACACTGAGGAAGACGAGTCCGACGACGAAGATGATGATTCTGGAGAAGAAGGGACCGAGGATGCCGAAGAAGCCGCTATCCTTGGGCGGAAAGTTGAAGTTACCGTTGACGGAGAACCGGTTGAAGTTTCCATAAAGGAAGCGCTCGAGGGTTACGTCCGCACCGAGACATTCCATCGGCGGATGAACCAGCTGGACGAAGCGAAGAAGATCGTCCGCCGCGCCGCTTCCGACGCTGTTCATAACTACGAGTACTCGATGAACATCGCCAAGCAGATGGAAGAGTACATGAAGCAGGTGATCCCGCCTGAGCCGGATTGGGATAAGGAATTTCAGGCTGACCCGGCGAAAGCCAGGGAACTTCAGCGCTACTACGAGAAGGCCAACGCCTTCAAGACCAGCATGAAGACGCAGATGGACGAAGCCAGCAAGAAGATGGCTGAGTCCAACACTGCTCAGCTGGCAGCATTTGCGGAAGAAGAAGCGGGCAAGTTCGAGGCCGCCAATCGGAAGCAGTGGACGGACCCCAAGAAGAAGGCCAAGGACCTCACTTCGATGAGGAAGACCGGCCTCGCTTCCGGGTTCACCGAGGAAGAACTGTCGCAGGTTTACGACAGCAGGATGCTTCAGGTTCTCTTGAAGGCGTCCAAATACGACCGTATGATGGCGGCAAAGCCCAAGCCCGTCGTCAAGCAGTCGAGCAAGCCGATATCTCCGGGAGCGGGAAGCGCACGACAGCGCACGGCTCACAAGGGAGTTAGCTCGGCAATGAAGAGGCTGAACCGCACTGGTAGCATCGAAGATGCTGCTGTAGTGTTTGACCAGATCATTGCAAGAGGATAACTCACCATGCCCAAAGTGGCGAACGCTTACACAACCTACAACGCGACCGCGAACAGGGAAGACCTGTCCAATTCCATCTACAACATCGATCCGTTCGACACGCCGGTTATGTCGCTGTCGCGCCGACGGAACGTCAAGAACCGGACTTTCGATTGGCAGAGCGAGTTCCTGCCCGCCGTCGATCCGAACAACGCCCAGATCGAAGGCTTCGAGCTGGCTCGTGCGGCTTCCACCCCGACCACTCGCCTTAACAACGTCACGCAGATTTCTAGCCGCGATGCTACCGTCACCGGCTCGCAGGAAGCGTCGGACGCTGCTGGCAAGGGCTCCGAAATGGGCCACCAGATGGCGATGAAGTCGAAGGTGCTCAAGAACGATATCGAAACCATCATGTGTTCCCGTCAGCCGCGTGTTGACGGCGCTGATGGTACCGCTCGAAAGACCGAAGGTATCGCCCATTGGCTCGGTCGCGCGACCGACAAGGCGGCTGCTGTTGCCGGCGCTGTTGCACCTGGAACGGTTACCGCTGGTTTGCCGGTTCTGTCCACCGACGCGTTCGCCGCTGTTGCTGGTGGTTCGCAGATTGCTCTCACCGAAGCGATGCTCGGTGATGCTATGCAGAAGGCGTATACCAACGGCGCTCGTCCGAGCAAGTGGGTGGTTCCTCCGGCTATCAAGCGGACGGTCAGCACTTTCGAGGGCCGCGGCATTTCGCAGGTTCTCGTCGGCAAGACCGAAGTGGTTGCAACCGTCGATGTCATCGCCACCGATTTCGGTCGGGTTATGGTGATGCCGTCGCTTTGGCTGGCGACCGACTTGTCGCTGTTGCTCGATCCGAACTACGTCGCCCTCGGCTACTTCCGGAACTTCCGCAACTACCAGATCGCCAAGATCGGCGATGCGGAAACCCGCTTGATCCTGGCGGAATGGGGTGTGGAGATGCGGAACCCGCTCGCCCACATTCTGTTCAACGGCATCAAGCAAGGCGCCGTTATTACGTAATCTTCCTCCCCCAGAACTCACCGCCCCCTTAATTGGGGGCGGTCTTTCGACATATCAGGAGGAAGAAATGGGTATTCGATCTGGATTGACGCTTCTCAGCAATGCGTCCACGCTCGGTAACGGCGCTGCCCAAACAGTTTCCCACGGCGGCACGTATCTGTACCAAATCGCCGGTACTTTCGGCGGCACCACGGCCAAGATGCAAATCTTGGGTCCGGATGGGACCACTTGGCAGGATTACACCGGCGTGTCGCACACCGCTGCCGGAATGATCAAGATCGACCTTCCCGCCGGGGCACAAGTCCGTTCTGTTATGACTTCTGGTACCCCGACGGCTATGTACGCGACTTTGGGGTTGGTTCAGAGCGCTGGCTAAGGGGTCGGCAATGCCCAAGAAGTATGAAGCGATCCGCGACAAGCTCGTGGATAAAGGCTTGACTTTGACTTCCGCCAAGACGAGTGCTGCGAGGATATTCAATTCGCAGCGCAAGCCTGGGCAGAAACCGGTAACGGGGAAGCATAAGGGCAAGAAATAACGGAATAGTCTGTTGGAACTTGACAGCCAGCCGGGGGTGTGGTAGTATGACGGAACGTAAGGTAGTGTACCGGAACGACGGTGCGGTTAAGCGCACCATGGTTTGGGAGGACGACGAACCGCTCAAGATACGCGTCTACACCGAACAAGACATGACCCAGACTATCGAGAATAACAAGGTCATGGCAGAACTCCACCCTAGACGCTCTACCAACAAATTGTTGGCGCGAGGGGTGCCTATCTCGGTCGCCGAACGAGCAATGCGGGAAGACTGGGATGACAGGGATTGGGCCAAATGGCTCGATGATCCCGATAACAAGGCATTCCGCGTTTGGCAAGGTAGAGTGGGCAAATAATGGGTACTTACCTCACCGACAAATGCACAGAAATCCGTAATTGGTTGGCGATCGGCTCGGACGTGTATCCGGACCCGGTTGTGACTGGTTGGATTCGCATGGCGGAAGAGCAGCTGTCGACGGCGCTTCGCGTCAAGCACATGATCCAGATCGACACCGCCACGCTCACCGTTGACCGTGTTCCGCTGCCCCGCGATTGGTTGGAAATCCGGTTGGCGCGGTTGTTTCCATCGAAGGCAGTTTGCCGGTATCAAACCCCCGACGCGTTTTTCAATTCTGAGTTCCCGGAAGCGCCCGAAGCGCCTTATCCAGGCCAGAAGAAACGCTACACCATCCTCGGCAATTATCTGTTCGTCGGTGAAGTTACTCCGACGCCGGGGCTGGAAGTCGAGTTGACGTACTATCAGAACATCCCGCCGTTGACCGACGATTCCAACAACTGGATCAACACTTACCATCCGACCGTCTACACGGTCAAAATTCTTCACATCGCGTCGATGTACGCCATCGAAGATGAGCGTGGTGCCACTTGGGAAGCGGAAGTGACCAAGAACATCGGCGTGATGAACCAAGCCCACAAGATCGACATGGCCAGCGGTTCGGTCCTTATGCCGGTTCGCAAGAAGACATTCGGATAACAGAGAGGTTACACCATGGCTATCACCTATTCTGACACGCTAAAGACCAACCGTCTGCAGATTATGTCTGACCGCATTGCCGGTAAGACTGCTGCTGCTGCGACTGGTTCTGCTACCGCAGGCAAGCTGGTGATTGGCACTTCTGCTTTGTCGGGTGGGACTGGCGTGCTGGCAACTATTCCACTTCCTACTACCCCATTCGTGATATCGGGATCGGGTACCGTCATCGCTACTTTGCAGGGTGTGCCACTTTCGGCTGCCGCCTCGGCTTCCGGCACCGCCGCAAAAGCGGAGTTGAGAACCAACGCCGATGTTGTGGAAGCTACTGGCCTTACGGTCGGTACTTCTGGTTCCGACATCAACCTTACTTCGGTCGCTATTACGGCAGGCCAGACCGTGACCGTTACGTCGGGCGTAATCACGCATTCATAGGTGCTGTAATGCCCACACTCACGCCGGTCTACGGGACCAAGGTTACGCACACGATCACGCTGGCGTCGTTGGCGAGCGACACCAACCTGCTTGCGGGACGGGCCGGGACCGCGATTGACCAGAAAGACACCGACGACGCGATTGATGCCCTTGTCGGCGGGCTTGTCACCACCGGCACCACTCCAACTGCGTCGAGACAAATCGAGATATGGGCCTATGGCTCAATGGACGATACCAACTTCAACGAAGGCATCACGGGAAGCGATGCCAACAAGACGCTGGTGGCAAAGACCACGTTGCGCTTGCTGACGATCATTCCGACGGTCGCCACTTCCAATCAACCGCACTATTGGGGGCCGTTCTCAATCGCGCAGGCATTCGGCGGCTTCGTTCCGGTGCGGTGGGGCATCTTCATTGTTCACAATACGGCTGTGGCGCTCAATGCGACGGGCGGCAACCACTTTGTCGAGCACTATCCGGTCAAGCTGGAAAGCGCGTAAATGTCGGTTCTGCTTGTTGCCGCCAACAGCGATGGTTTGTCGATATCCTACGGTGCAAGCACACCGCCGATATCGGGCTATCCGTTTTCAGTCGGCATGTGGGTCAATCTGGCGGCAGTCGGCACGTCGAACCGCACGCTGTTCAAGATAGATACCCCCGGTGCGAGTACTGACAATTTTAGAATTAGCATGGACACGACTGAGCGGCTTCAAATTGTTGCCGATGACGGCGCGGAAACGGCCTTGTCTCTCACTACTTCCCTGGTTGCCGGGAGTTGGACCTATGTGGTCGGGCGTTTTATATCCGCAACCAATCGCAGGATTGCGCAGCTTACGCCAGCCGGTGTCGCAGAACATGCGCAGAGTACGGTAAATAGAACTCCAAGTTTTCCCGGTTTGGATGCTTATACTTTAGGTCATGGCGGGGGCACTCTGTTTTGGGACGGCATGATAGCCGAATATTGGTTGGCGAGAGCCGACATCATGCCGGGCGGTATCCAGCTTGACGATGCGTTGCTGCGCCAACTGGCATTCGAAGGACCGTTCTCGACGCATATTGTCAAAGACCTGATCGACTATCGCAGTTTTCGCAGGTCTGTGACAAACCGTGCCGCTGAGGAAAATGAAGTCTACATGCGAAGCACCGCTGGACTGCTTCCGTGGGGATTTATAGGCGGGCCGGATATAGGCCCGCATCCGCCGCTGTATCCAAGCTACAAGGGTCCGCTTGGTGTGCTGCGGCAAAAATATCGCCTCCCAAGCGACATTACGGTCATCACCGGAACGCTTGCCGTAACGGAAGTTAAGGACACCGCTGCCTTCTCCGGATTTGTCGGTGTTTCCGGGTCATTGGCTGTTACCGAAGTTAAGGACACCGCTGCCTTCTCCGGATTTGTCGGTGTTTCCGGGTCATTGGCTGTTACCGAAGTTAAGGATACTGCTGCTTTCTCCGGATTTGTTGGCGTTTCCGGGTCATTGG